ACTGAGTTCTTTACTATTGCCGTCGATATCTATTATTGTCGTTGCATATCCTTCTCGTGTTCCACTCGTATCAGCCATGTTGAACAGCCACGGTCCGAAATTTCCTGTTGTCTTCATCATAATATTAATGATCCTCCTGTTCCTTTGATTTCTTCATGAAATGCTACACAATTAAGTGAGCAGAGCGGTAATACATATTCATCGCTCTGACATAGTGATGTAGTTAATTCTGTGAGGCCGATACGGTATTCTCCTCTTCCCAGCTTAATCTCATCAATATTAGCCGCCATGGTATCCCAGTCATCAGTTGATTCAGTAGGAACCTTCTTTCTTGTAATAGCTGCAGCTATCTTAATTCGACCTTCTGAGTCATCAGCCTCTAATTTTGCATACTGCTTTACAACATCGCTAATTCTCTTACCTTCTTCTGTTGACTCGTCAATCTCACAGCCTTCCAGTACCTTCATCTTGCATAGCTTTGTATTATATTCTCTCAATATATCTCCATTGCTGTCTCGCTGTCTAAAGCAGATTGTAAATCTCGTGTATCCAGCTACAGCACATGCCTTTGCCCCTACAAGCCATGAGAACATAAGATTGTCACCACTAATATTTTTATCTTCGACTATATATGTATCCACTTCTTCATTTTCATTTATATAGTTAATGCATATATTGAATTCAGACAAATCTATGTCTCCATATTCCTTATGCATAGTAAAAAAAATCTTAGTTACATCACTGTCCCCAACCACACCTAAAATATTGTTTCCTGGAGGTATCATAACAACATGCATATCACTATTTATCTTATAAGACTTATTCACCAACTCCACCTCCATTCACATTATCAAGCATTCTCAGAGCTTCTTCTGTACCATTCTCCTCATTCTGAGGTAGTTTGTCCTTAATCTCCTCATAGTCAATATCAAGCCAGTCACAGATCGCTTTGATAATAGTCTCATCATCAAGTATGCTTGCAACATCAAGCACTGTATTGATCTCTGTCTGCCTTACCTGAGCCTCTGTAAGTTCTATCTGTGCATTTTCCTGTGCATTGCTCATAATCTCATGAGCGAACTCAAAATAAACATCCTCGGCCTTATATGCCTTGTTCTCAGCCTTGTTGATCTCGTCAATGACAATCTCTACTATCCTCCTCAAGAACTTTCTAAGAGCTTTCTCTATCTTTTTTGCCTTAAGGTCAAGCAATGAGTAGGCCGCCTTAATAGCTATATTCGTAGTTGCTGATGTGTCCTTGAGTCCGGCGGTATTCAGCCCCATGCCAAACCTGTATATATTCTTTTCATCAAGCTCCAGCTTAGCCTGCCTTGCCTGGTATGGCACATCAACAGTCTTGACATCTACGTCACCATCCTCGCCTACACCTATAATTTTCTTTGTCTTGAGATTTGTTTGAAGCTCATTCAGGTTGTCTCCCTCAAAACCTTTGACTACGTGAATAGGTGTATCAAAGTCTATGAGGTTGTTGGACAGGCTGGAAGCCATCAGGTCATAGTCATCTATGAGTGGCTTTACAGGCTTGAGGCTTGAGAACTGCTTCTTGTTGTTGTCCAGCCGGAAGAATGGAATATAGCCAAATCCATCGAAGTATGTGTTTTTATCTCTGCCATTCTTAGTGTATAACACGTGAGGTTTAGGGTTGATTGGCTCAGTGTCATCCAGTACCACCGCACCATTATCAACCTGGACATAATAATATGTCTGCTTATCATCCCAGACCTGTATTCTCTCAATAGTCTTGTGCCCTTTGTCTATCCTGTCCGTATAGTGGTAAATCGTGTATGCACAGCCATCATCTGTGTCCTTAGCTCTTACCTCAATAACTCCGATACTGTCAGCATTTGCAAATGACATCATGTCCTTGGCATTCTTGTACGCATACATATATGCAAAGCCTTTGACCTGCATATCTGTGATAGCGTCAGAAAGCTCAGACATGAACTCATCATTGTTGTTGAAATACTTGTCCATGTGACTCTGCAACTCAGGGTCACTTGATTTAACTATCTTATCCCCTGAGAGGATATACTGAGTGCACTGGTCAACAAGCTCTGTGAAGAATGGATGTGGTATCTTCACGTTACTTCTGGTCTTGTCCTCTACAAGTTCGCCGTCCGCATTGTAATAGAACAATCTATACTTCTTTATGTCATGATCGCCGTCATAGTATCTTTCGCCTGTCCGGGCGAACTGCTTCTTTTCTGATGTGCGGTCACTGTCTATCAATTCTTTTATCTCGTCAGGGGTTAGCATTCTTCCATCTCCTTCATGTCAATCTATATCAGCCATGAACGAGGCTTACGCCATCCCTCAATGCCGTACCTAAGAGCTGCCATCGCATCGTCCATCACCGGTACAGGCTCATCAAGATATTCGCCTGTCTTTTCATCTTTCTTCCATTTCCACTGTTGCAGCTCCTTGATCGTGTTTACACAATGAGGAGCGACATATATTCGTCTGCGCACCGTGTGACTCTTATCTGTCACACCTTTCAGCCAGTCTATCTGAGCCTTTACAGAACCATTTGAGCCACCTTTGTCAACTCCCTTGGCTCTATATCCGGCACCCTTCCAGGTCTTTATCCTGTCAGGCTCTGCACTATCACACCACATTGTCTTATTCGTTGGTATAGCGTGCTGAATCGCCAGCGGTATGATCTCTGCTGTCTCTTTCTCATGCACATATATCTCATCTATGATGTATATGTTGTCATCCTTAATGCCAAGGAAAAGGATGGCATTGGCATGGTTGAATCCAAAGTCTTGTCCTATTGCTATATCGTCATAGTCATTAAGGTTCTGAGACACTTCAGCAACTTCCCAGTTGTGCAGGATGAGACCGCCTATCTCGCCCCATTCTCCAAGTCCATATATCTGATACCCCTCAGGATCAACTTCCTTTCTACGCTCCATACGGCGGTGATATGCCGCATCGATGAAGCGATTCCCCAGGTATGTACTGTGATGTGTCAGTACATCAGGATCGTATCTGTCAAAAAAGACCTTCTTTATCCAGTGATTTTTGTTTACTGGATTGAAGGTCATTCTTATCTGGTAAAACTGCCCTGATGGCAGCTCTCCACGTAATCTATCATCTATAATTTCCAGATCTGCCTGTGTAAACTCTGTTGCCTCTTCAAGCCATACGTCTGTGAGCTTTCCCCTTGGGAATGTGATTGACTTCAGCTTTTCACGCTGTCTATCGTCATTCATCCCACGGAAAATGATCTGGTTCCCATTGCTTTTACATGTGAGGCCCAGAGGACTCCTGTTGATTTTCCAATAATTATCGACCTTATCTCCAAATATCTTATAAAGAGAACCGGTCAGTTCAGCGAATGTGCTGTCTCGGTTTGTAATATCGGATTTTCGCATTGCAACAAGGTTTCTGCCCTTGTCCTGCATCAGTCTCAGTATGTAGTTCTGAGCGGTATCAACACTCTTTCCAGATCCGGCAGAGCCTTTCATCACAATATATCGCTTCTTGCTCCGGTCTACTTCCTTGAATCCCGGATTTGCTTTTACTTCAACATTCAATCAGCACCACCACCGCTGGCATCGTCATCATCGCCGTAATCGATGTTGATGTTGAGGTCCATATCTACATCAGCCTCCATCTTCTCGGTATATAAGCCATATGCTTTACCAAGGAGCTCCGCTGCCTTATTGGCATCTGACAGCCTTGCTGGTATCTCCACAATCTGTGGTGTCTCTTTCTTGACTGTCTGTTTTCTCATTGTGCCGTTATCGTCTGGAGCATACATCGAACGTTCTTCACTGGTCGTTACAACAACGTACTCTTTCTTTTCTCGTCTCATGGTTGCTGTGAGGTACTTTAACACCTCATCCTGATCGGCTATTAAGGCTTTTTCTTTCTCGGCCATCCGCTTTTCTATATATTCCTGGCCTTCAACTTTTTTCAACAACCTTTGACCTATGCTATATGCAGTTTTCTTAGAATACTCTGCTCTTATTGCCGCCTGTGTGGCATTAAAGTCTATTAAATACTCATCGTAAAATCTTTGCTGTTTAGCTGTAAGTTTAGCCATAATGTCACACCTTCTTTCTGTTACTTTCTCACTCTCTTCGGGATCACAATCTTGTACAGCGGTTTACATACATTCTTTACCTCTCCACCCAAATTTATAGTTGGCTGAAATCGGTATATCTTAGTGCACTTAACCATCACCTTTATCATGGCTATCGGTAATGCCAATCTACCAAGTACAGGATGTATATATTCAAAACTGTATTCAGGTCTCACGACCTCGAATCTTTTAATCCTACTCATATATCACGCCTCAAACAAAATAGCCCAGTGGGGAGAGATCAGCGTTCACTTTTCACAAGGGGAGGTTAACCACTGGGCATAAGAAAAGGGACACAACCGAAATGGCAAACAGTCATGTCCCTTATGAATCAATATAATTTTACCATTGCAGTATACCACGTTTACAATGTGCTATGTTGTGCTAAAGTGTGCTTTTTTGTGCTAAAGTGTGTCGACTTTCTCATTATAAGCACGCTCTTTCAAACTCCAACAAGGCATATCCATGAGCATGCCTTGTCCGATCATATGAGTACCCAATTTCTTTTGCTATAGTCTTTAAGGTCTTAAATTCTATATACTTCTTAAATAAGATCTTCATATATGTTATGTCATCAAGCATATGTATCTGTCCTATGACCTTGTGCTTGAGCTCCGTGAACCTCTCTATGTCCTCATGTATCTCCTTCTCAAGGTCAACATACTTTGCCACCTTATTGCTCATAGAATCGGCCTTGGTGCTTGTCTGTACCTTTTCTGATGAATAATCAAATGCACCGGTGCAGGTTGCATCTTCCTTGAGTCCTGCAAGTTCTATCTTCTTCTGTCTAATCTTCACATCAAGAAGCTCCACCTGTTTCAAATACTCTTTCGCTTTCACCGCCTCACCTCCTACTTATTCTCCCGGATAGTAAACTCCAAACCTGTTTCTTCCTTCAGCGTCTGTATCATGTCATCCCAGATAATATCCTCATCACACAGCGCATCAGTCTTTAAATTGAATCTTGTGCAGAATCTTTCAAGCCTCTTCTGTCCAAAATCAAATTCATCTCGGAGTACCATGCAGCTCATTATCAAAATACAATCTATTGTATTCAGTTTGATTTTATACACAGCTTCATCAAGCTGCTTCTGACTTACCTCCAATGGAATGAACACAGCACCTCTAGTCTTGAGCTCTTTCTCTGCTGCTTCCATGCCTTGCGTCTTGATGACATTCATCAGCCATGCAGCCCCCGCCATTCTTGCTTCGTGTAGCTTTCTATCTGATTTCGCCATACTTCTACTCCTTCCGCATGAATCTGTTCATCAAATGGTTGTCAGGATCCAGCTTCATTCTGAATCCTATCTGCCCCTTACTCTCTATCACTCCCGGATCATTGAGCTCTGCCCCACCAAGAAAGCTGTGGAGCTCATTCATGCAGTCCGAACATAAATCCATTGTCTCTACTGTATCATCGAACACATCAACTATCCTTGCCCTTATCGCCGCTCCGTGTTCAAATGGCAGGTCGTAGAACCCGCCGCATCTATCGCATTTGCCTGCGTATGCCATTATGAGTCACTCTCCTTTATCAATTCTGGATTATCAAATATATTTCCGATGACTTCCCATTCATCACTACATCTCAGGTAAAACAAAGGAGTCATCAACTCTTTTGTTGCTATAATTCCTTTTATCCAAGAGACATAATCATCTTTTATAATGCCAACGCCATCCTTATCTTCTGGATTGTAATATTTACAAATATCATTCTCCCAAATCAGCCTGCCATTTTTGTCTTTCAAACCTGTACATTGACAGATAGTATCTGGTCGCACTTCAAATGCAAATGGTGCCCCTGCTTTATTGCAGATATACCATTTATTTTCCTTACAATGTAAAAATCCGCTTACCCATTTCCCATTGCAGGTTTTTGCCTTGGATAAATACCTATATTTCACAATCTTCACTCTCCTTCTCATCAATAACTAAGTCTGAAAACTCTGTTTCGATCAATTCTTCTGCACTTGAATATTTGTTTTCTGCGTAAGAGGATGTGTAATAAATCGTATCTTCATCGCATTTACCATCCTGCTTTAATTTCCAATACAAATCATATAAATCACCATCATAATCATCATCCCAAAGAGACATGTCTTCTTCGCTATAATGTTTGCCTTTATATTCATATATTTTCATCCACTCCGCCTCTCTTTCTTCCATATCCAGCTTCTCCTTTCCACCCTGAACATTGCAGTAACCCTTTCCCACTCACGTATGTATGTTTGCAAATACGAGAGGCTGAACCCAGGAGAGTGAATCTCTTGAGCTATTGCAACAGCTCTCTGCAGCGTTTGATCCTGCATTCTCTTTTCTGACAATTTTGGCATATCTTACACCTCCACTTCATCATCTGCCGGGAAGCGGAAAACCTTTGGCGGTGTGAAGCAGAACGCCTGTTGATATCCACTACCCTGTAGGATTCCAGGACCGCCTCCACACGATATGTAACTTCCATACAGTTTTATCATATCTTCCAGCACTTTCTCTGCCTTTCTCCTTGAGCTGTATGTTGCCATAAGTATGGGAGCTTCATCTGGCTTAATGTTGTCCCATGCATACATTACATTTGTCCCATTTTGCGCAAAGCCATCTATTGTGATGATTCCATCCTCATATTTAACATCGGTGTATCTTAAACCTTTCTGGCTAATTAACCTCATTGCTCCTCAACCTTCCTTTCTGACTCAAGCCAATTCAATGTACATTCCTGGCAAAACTTATCATCCTTGTGGCATTCTACTTCACAAAACCCTATCTCATTCGGACACATGATAATCTGTGCCAACTCTGTATCACTAAGCGACCTGACGTAATCTCCGTTAGTCATTTGCTCATAATTGTCCACAGCATTCTTGGTGCAATGTGCGCATGGCTCCTGTGTTTCATCTCTATCTTTGTATTTGCAAGTTATGCAACTTTTTTCTATCTCCATCGTATCTCTCCTCTTCTGATCATCTCTTTTATGTTGACATTACTGAAGCTCTCATGATAGCCCTGTGCACTCCTCATCAAAACATGGTGCTCATATGTATCAATGATGGTCCAGCACTTCCACTCTTTTAAAATTCTGTTGTCCTCTTTGCCCGCATTTGTGAGCATCTTCACTATGCGTCCGGGCTTACAGATGACATTGAACGTAGCTTCTATCTCAAACTCTGTCGTGTGGTCTCTCCTTTCAAATAGCAAGGAACTTATTCACAAAATACTGCTGCCCCTTGCCTGTTACCTTTGGTGTCCTGGTGATCCTGACTGAGCCGTCCGGATTGCTTATAGTGCTTTCCTTCACCTCAAACAGTTTCATTTCCATGCTCCTCTGAGTTGGCATATTTCGATCTGAACCCTCACGCTTGATGAGGTAGCCGTTATCACGCAACCACTTAAACAAACGCTTCTGACCTATGCTGACGCCATTCTGGCTTATCAGCTTTGCAAGGTCTCCGATCAGAATTGATGTGTGACTTGCTGCAACCGCATCGGCAAATATTGCCTTTGGCTTGTAATACATGACACCTTCATTCTCGTTCTCATATCCGCCGAACAGATTGAGCCACTTCTGTGGCAGCTTCATACGGCTGTTCTTCTGGAAGTGTCCAAGCTCTCCACATTCACCTGTGATTATTGCATGTCTGACTGTCTTATTGTTCTCTGTCGGATTCTGAAGCAGTGCGATCTTGCCCGCTATCCTCTTGCTGATAACCGGGAACCCAACCTCATTGAGTACCTCAACTTTTGTCTTGAGCGGGTTCAGGATTGTCACTCCAAGAGCTTTATGTACCCGCTGTATACTCTTGTCCTCCAGAGACGATACTGACACCGCTGGAACATTGATTCCTATCGACTTCAGGAATACATGTAGTGTGATACTGTCAAGACCGCCAACACTCACATGAGCCGACTTGTCTCTCATCTGCATCTGTTCCATGAATTCTTCAGCTCTGAGTCTAGAGCGCCGCACCTTAATTTCATACGGCTGGCTCTGGAGCATTATCATCTTCTCCCTGGCTTCTTTCTTGCGCTTCTTGTACTCGGCAAGTCCTTCATCAGGTTTATCAATATCAAGCTCTCCATCCTCACCAAATATACGAGTAACTAAATCATTTTCCATCGTCGCCCACCTCCAAGAAGTCAAACAACGTCGGTGAATCAACCTCATTCTCCTCAGACTGCAGATAACCAACACCATCTCTGAAGTAATCCGGATTGAGCTCACATCCCTTACCAAATCTGTGCATCTTGACCGCCATCATCGGTACAGTCATAAGACCGCCGAACGGATCATATACCACATCTCCCGGATTGCTGTATCTGTTGATAATCCTCTCAACAATATCAAGCTGCAGCGGGCACACATGCATCGTTGCCCTTCGTCTGCTCTGCGTCGTGTTGAGCGTCCTCATCCTGTTTATGTCATCCCATACCTCAAGTTGATTCCAAGATCCCGGAGCAACCACCATGAATGTAGCTGGAAGTCTGCCGTCAGTATCAAGATACTTTGCAAGTGCCACATGCTCCTCATAGTTGTATACGTGCTCTCTGCTGTACTGCCTGTACACTCTCTGTAAGTTATCCACAGATACACCCTCAAGCTCCTCTTTGCTTATCAGTCTGTCTCCGGAGCTTCTCCAGTATCCATGAGCATCTATCTGCCACTGTGCTCTTGTGTATTCGTCTTTGGACTTTGTGACAGGCTCATCAGCATATGCCTTGCTGTGGTCCGTAGGCAGCTTACGGAACAGCAGGATATATTCCGGGCATCCAACACCCATCTTGGTGCCGTCCTTGCACTGCTCAGTCCATCCAAGGCGGTACGTCTGGTTGTTCTCTCTTACAACATCCGTAACCACTGTGATCATCCCAAAATACTGGAAGCCATGACGCATATAGTGTTCTATGCAATCAGCGTGGAATGGCTCAATAGTCGGCATTCCTGTGCCGGTAGCATTTCCAAACAGCACTCTATCCTTAACGTGGATGGCCGCCACTCTTCCCGGCTTCAGCACCCTCAAAAGCTCCGGTGTCAGGAAGTCCATCTGTTCAAAGAACCTCTCTGTATCCTGATTGTGTCCAAAATCGTTATAGTTTGCTGAATACTCGTAGTGGTTGCCAAATGGTATTGATGTGTGTATCAAGTCAACACTGTTACTCTCCATTGCCCTTGTCTCTTCCACACAGTCGCCATACACAGCCTCATAATGCTTACCTCTTACCGTTCTCTCTTCTCTTGTACCTTCCACACCCATCTTCCTTTCCAATCTCTCCGTCTTGTTTGCCGAATCAAGGCCATATTTCTTCACGATCTCGATCATCTTCTTGACCATGTGATTATGATTCTTCCACTTCTCGATCAATGCGTCCTTGATCTCCCGCTCATTCTCCATGTAGATGATGTCTATAACTACTGTGTCCTGCTGCAGAAACCTGTAACACCTGTGCACCGCCTGTATGAAGTCATTGAACTCATAGTCAATTCCAACAAATATCTCCCGGTGGCAGAATCGCTGGAAGTTACAGCCTGAACCACTGATCGACTTCTTGGTAGCAAATAGCCTTGTCTTGCCATCGCTGAAGTCTATGACTCTCTGCTCTCTAAGGTCGTAGTCCATGGATCCGTATATGTCCACGGTTTCCGGCAATGCTGCCTTTATTGCATGTCTTTCTGCCTCCTGATCATGCCACAGAATAAAATGTTCCTCCGGAGAGCTATCAACTATCTCCTTCATCTTCTCGACTCTGGCATCTATGCTCTCACGCTTGATCTTGGCTGCTTCTTTAAGACCTGTACTAGCTTGCGTGAAAAGCTCCATCTGGCCGTCCCTGTCAACTGAATCTCCGTAGTGTATCGGTATCTCGTGCCACCTCACATCCAGTGGAGGGAGTACATAGCCATCATCGGAATAATCTGGATTGAGATCTGATGGCTTTGTGATGAAGAGTGCCCAGCTACTTACCCACAACCAGAATTCATCTTCCATGTTCGGATACAGTGTCAGGTTATTTGCCTTGGTTGAATCCCTCTGGAAAAATCTTGTAAGTGCCTGTCCTGTGTCCATGACCTCAAGATATCCGGCATAATGTATAAGCTCCTTGTACTTGTTCGGCGATGGTGTAGCAGTCGCTACGAGCTTGTAAGGTACATTTTTGAACTTGTCAAGGAACGTCTGGTATGTCTTAGATCCAAATGATCTAAGCACGGATGCTTCATCAAGTGAGGTTGCCTGGAAGTAGTCCGGTCGGATGTCTCCGTCTCTCACTCTCTCATAGTTTGTCAGAACGATCTGACTTGTGCTTGCCTCAACCTCTTCCATGGTTCGGCAATATTCAGGCTTCTCATAGCCCAGGAGCTCCACAGCATCCCTTGTAAACTCCTGTTTAACTCCAAGCGGTAATACAATCAATGCTCTACCGCCGGTATGCTCTGCTGCAAGGTGGCAAAACTCTATTTCCTGTGCAGTCTTGCCAAGTCCGAACGACTCAAACAAGGCTCTACGTCCACCCTTCAGTGCCCATGCTACCGCATCACTCTGATGTGGCTTTAGGGCTTTATTGATGCGGCTCTTATCGACCTCAAAGCCGCTGTCAGTAGCAAGCTCTATCTTGCTCTCTAAAAACTCTCTGTATGTCATTCACTTCTCAGGAACCCGCTATAGCATTACCCCGGCCGGAGGTTCGGCTCCTTTCGTGTGTTATTTATTATTCAGCTCATCAGCCAGCATCTTCTCAAGCTGATCAAGCTGCTCCGAGTGATCTGTCTGCTTAAAATTCGCAAATCCGTTTGGGTTCACGTTCCGTGGCTGCCCTCGGCTCTTCTTGTCATCCTTAAGCGCATATAGGCCTGTCCATCCTTGCATTATTGACTGATTGAGTATCTGTACCTGTTCATGCTTATCGTGAGATAGCGACTCCAGCTTGTTCATCATCAGCGTTATAGCCCTGTCACTCATAGGCTTCTTGATGTCCTTACGAAACTTGATGAACTCTACTATGGCATCGTTAAGCTCTCGATCATCGCTGTACTTGACCGATACAGACTTCTGAGTTACCGTCCCGCCTTTTTCTTTTGTATTTTTCTTTTTACTCTCTTTCTCTATATCTATTTCTATATCTGTACGGCTAACATTAGCTTTACTGTTAGTTTTACAGTTAGTTTTACAACCATTTACATCAGACTTATTATTAACACCACCTGTTAACCTTTTCTGTTTTTCCCTGTAATCTCTCATGTAATCCTTCATGTAAGCCTTTTTATTATCAAGCTGATCAAGCGTCTGGTACTTACCCCAATTTGGAATTGTGATCACTCCATCCACAATCTCAATCATGCCGTACATTGCAAATATATCTATGGCCTGTTTTACCATGGCTGGCTTCTGGCCAAACAATGTAGCAAGCATATCAGCGGTATATGCCACACCGCCCTGAGCAAATACACCGCTATTATTCATGCGCCCCGCAAGGCACAACAGTTTAATCCATATGAGGATTATTGAATCTCCCTTGGGAAGAGCAGATATAAGCATAATCTTGTCATCTGTGAATATATCTGTTGCCAGCTTTATCCATTTTGCTTCTGCCACCCATGTCACACCTCCTTGATTCGTATCCCACACATATAAAGCATCAACTTGCGCTTGATAATATAATCCTTAGTTCTCATGCCCTTGGCATCTTCAACAATCATCTTTCCTGTATCCAAGTCCCAATACACAAAATCAGCCATATATGAGCATTTATGCTCTATGACCTTCCCCGGCTTGAATCTGCCCTTGTTGGGACCTTTGGTATATATCTGATCTGTCTTTTCTCTTTGTTCCGGTATCAGCTCAAATTCTCTCTGAAGCTGCAAGCCTGTTATCTTGCCTGCTTTCTCAAGCAATTTCAGCTCTGTATACCTCTGAGCTTCCTTCTTGCTGTCGAATGTGATGCCATCCACAACAACTTTCCTGTTGCCGTATTTAGCTCGTGATCTGCCCCAAGCCATTGTTACTCCTTTCCCCCTGCCACCCTCAAATAAGAGCAACAGGGATATATGCTAAGACATTACGCTGTGTGTTGTGATGTATTATGTAATGTCAATGTAACCTACTTGAAACTTCCGAACAGTGCCGCTTCTGCAGCGTTCATCTGCTGCGGCTCTGGCTGTGGATCCTGAACACTGTTCTGTGTATTCTGAGCATTATTCTGAGTATCCTGTGGCTCTGCCTGTGCTTTTGGTTCATTCACCTCTATCGCTGTGGCTTCCACATACTCATCATTGTCATCCTCAACATATGTAGGATGTCCCTCAGCGTCCAAGGTTGCCATGTCACCCTCAAATGCCTTCTGGAGATCTATGCTCATTACTCCCCACTTGCTGATCAGCTGACGGAGCATTGTTTTATATGCCATGCCATCAAAGTTCTTATACCAGAACGATGAATACATCCAGGAATCACGAGGATCATAGTTACCGGCTTCATAGTCGGCAAATGATACTCTCTGCTTCTCTCCGTACTTTGTCTTGATCTTTCCAGCGTCCTTGTAGAATGCCTGTGAATACTTGTCCGCATGAGCAAGCATCTGAGCCTTACTCCAATACATTGTCTTCCTGAATCCGTTCACAAGCTCAAACATTGCATAGTAGCCGATTGTCTCAGCCTCTTCTCTCTTGTCCCAATCATCAACCATGAGATTGACTTTGATATCCTCGTTGAGTGGGTCAAAGTATTCCAGTTCACCTTCTTTGATTGCAACAACATTCAGTCTCTTATACTGACCGGATCGGATCGCAAGCTGGATATATCCCTTGTATCCCATCTGAAACTGTGCCTCTTTGGTACCTGCCTTGGTATTATTGAACGGGACCATGTAATAATGTCCGAGCTGTGGAGATGGTGAAAGCTGTAAGCTCTCACCAAGAAGTGCAGCTGAAAGAATCGACTGATTCGTGCACTCCTGAAGTGTAGGGTTGGTGTTATATGCTGATACGATAGCAGATATGAACCTCTGTCCGTTCTTACCACCAACCACCTTGTTAATCTGATTCTTGATTGCATCCTGTGTAAGGTATGCTGTGATTCCAAGATTCTGCTGTGCTTTGCCTCTTGTTGCTAAACTGTTATTAACTGCCATTATTCCGTACCTCCTAATGTAATCCGAATGCCTTGCGCAATGCCTCTTTCAGCACCTGCTGAAGATCCCCTGTGTTGCCCCTGTTGCTTCTTGCTTTGGACAATATGTCAAACGTATCATTTATAAGCCCCTTCATAATCTCGTCAAGGTCTCCCTCAGCTTTGGATGCTTCCATTGCTCTGCTTATCAGCTCTTCTGTAGCTGACTCTCCATACTCTTTAGCAAGGGATTCTCTCATTCCCTTCACCATAATTGCCAACTCCGATACAAGCACCGGTGTTGTTCCTCTCATTGATACTGATCCCATTTCTGACTTAATCATCTTGTTACCTCCTACTTAATCGCTCTAAATGTTATATTTCTGCTCTGGAAGAACTCTCTCAGAGCTACTGCATCCTCTGTTGTAAGCTCTACCTCAAACTTAACTACCATCTTCTGTGCTTCCGGCTGTGATTCCTCTACTGGTGCTGGCTGTGCATCCTCAGGTGGTGTCATAGCCTTTGCCATTGCGGCTCTCTGCTCCTCGGCAGCCTTTTCCTGTGTCTTGCGCTCTTCCTCAGCCTTTCTCCTTGCCTCAGCTTCAGTCTTGGCCTTGGCAATCTCTGACATCCTCTTAGCCTCTGAGATGGCCTTGTTAATATCAAGCGTCTCTTTGAATACCTCTGTAGCTTCAAAACCGAACTCTGGGAGCTGGCTGAGTGTAAGAACTCCATTGCCGATCTCATACATCTTAGACTTCATCTGATCTTCGATACTCTTCATTGACACCGAAGCATTCAACCACTTAGGATCCTGTATCTTCTCAAGTGTTACAAAGTTCTGAAAGCCGATAGTCGCAAACAGCTCTTCTATTGCTTTCTGTTTCTCAGCCTTGCGCTTCTCATCAAATGCTTTGACCTGTTCATCTATCACAGCTATAGGCTTGTCTATAATGCCTATGATCTCGTTGATCTGAGCCTTAAACACATTAAACGGCTGCATGTATTCTTTCTCTCTCCTGATGCGCTCATCATTGAGGGCTCTCTTCAGCTTGTTCAGATTGGCCTTGTCTGCCTTTGCATCCTTGATCTGATCATCTGTGTAGACAAGCGTCTCATAAAATGAGACCTTAGATGTAAGCTCAGCCTTGAGCTCTTCGTAGTTAAAATCAATCCTCTCTGGTATCGCTACCTCATTAACTCTTAATTCCATTTTTAACCTCCTAATTCAGCACCAGCTCCATCTGGTGACTCTCCTTGTTCTCACGTATCATCGACATGATACGCTGTGTCTGTCGCTGTCTCTCTTCCTCACAGTCGCAGTGTTCGCCCGGGTCTAAGTAAGCGCCACACTGTGGACATTCGTTGTAATACATTGCCATTTCCTTTCATATCTCCGGGAGTATCAGCGGTGGCTCTTTCTTCGCCTGTACGCTCTCCCAGAAACTTCTTTCAGCATCAATAAGATACTGAATGTCATCCTCTACCTCTGACCGCTCTATCGGATAGTGCCTCGTCAGCAGATACACATCACCGTTGAACTCTGACTTTAGCTGTGCCTTGAGCACTACGAAGTCAAACTCTGTTACCATCAGGTAATGCAGGACCTGTATGTAGTAGTTGTCCGGGATCCTGTGATCCCATTTCTCCTTCTGCCTCGACTGTAAGATATTCGTGGTCTTACATTCCCATATGCCTTTACGACCATCCTGATCTATGAGCCAGCCATCAAGAGATGCATGCGCCCACGGATACTTGTCATTTGTGAACATGTTGTTTTCCACATACCCAACTTGATACTCTGGATAATCCAACTTGAATAGCTCCCTCAGATGCTTCTCAGCCTCTGTGCCATACTTGACATAAGGCTTGTCTGATATGTCCTCAGGCTCTATGCCGTAGGCTTTCTCTTTAAATAGATCCACGTTGGTCTTGTAAGGGTTCATTCCCACAATAGCCGAGGCATCGGACCCGCCTATCTTGGTTCTTGCTTTAAGCCACTCTTCATGACTTCCGAGCACTTTCATTTCAACCATTCAGCCTATCCTCCATGGCTTCCCTTGCATCGTCTATGTCCTTCATGGCAAGGACGATGTAGTACAAACCGATCTCTATTGCCATAGTGCCGATGATATATAGAACGAGTTTTCCCATCGATATAGTCATAAACCACCTGAAATCTGTCACCATTTTGTATATAAGCCTCGCAAGCACCACAGTCATGGCAACCAGACAAGATGTGCTTATAACCTTTGTGTCCATGTTTCTCCTCTTCATTGCTTTTTTTCCCCTTTTCTGCTATGATTTTGTTGAGTTATTTCTTATTTGCACCGGCGGATTGCAGTCCAAAGGTGCTTTTTTACTGTCAGAGCCTCTTGATTGCCGACTCCAACATCTCAGGTGTCATCCCCTGCCTTGCTGCCAGCTTGGCTGGAGATATGTTGTATGTCCAAATGCTCGACATCTTAATCGCATCGCCAATGTCAAGGACTCCTCTCTGCATTCCGATTCTTACGAACTGCGGAGAACATCCCATCACTGCGGCGGCCTGCACGGTTGTTATCCTCATCGTTCTCACTCTCCTTCCTCTTCTCGTTTAACATGTTAGACATGAAAACTAAAAAAATAATTCACTAACACTTCTACCGAGAGCATCTGCTATTCTTCTAAGAGTTCTTGTTGAGGTCTCTTTTATTGTGCCGCTTTCAAGCCCAGATATGATTGTTCTAGATACTCCGGACTTTGTGGCAAGATCTTCCTGAGTAATTCCAGCTTTTTCACGAATCTCTTTTACTCTGTACTTCACCTTTCTACCTCCTTTCTTTTTGTCTAATTTATTTGACATTGCAAGTTTAACATGTTGAACATAATGTGTCAACAGTTTTGTTTAAAATGTTTGACATTTTTTTATCATTACTGTACAATATAGTAAACAAAAGGAGGTGGGCAAATGACATTAGGCGACATCATAAAACAATATAGAGATGATCATTCCCTTAGTATGGACGCATTCTCTGAACGCAGTGGAATAAGTAAGGCTTATATTTCCTTATTGGAAAAGAATAAACATCCAAAAACGGGGAAAGAGATATCTCCATCTATTCAATGTATCCGACAAGCTGCAAAAGGTATGAATATTGATTTTGATGACTTATTTGCCTTGCTAGATGGAAAGGTTGAAGTTAATACCCCTCAACAGTCACAAGCTATTCAGGCTAGAAAAATTCCAGTCCTTGGCCGTGTAGCTGCAGGTATTCCAATCAATGCCATCACCGAAATCATTGACACCGAAGAAATATCAGAAGATATGGCAAAGACTGGTGACTTTTTTGCTTTGCAAATCAAAGGCGACAGCATGGAGCCACGAATTTATGATGGTGATGTCGTTATAGTAAGGCAACAAGAGGATGCCGACTCAGGTGACATTGTTATTGCTATGGTGAATGGATATGATGCAACTTGCAAGCGGCTTGTCAAGTACGCTACAAGCATTGCCCTTGTATCATTAAACAGCAAATACGAGCCTATGATGTTCACTATGGAAGAGGTAGAGTCCAAACCAGTGCGCATCATTGGCAAAGTTGTTGAGTTAAGAGGTAAATTTTAATTTACATAATAATTTTTACAAAGGAGAGAGAACGCTTATGGAATTTTCAGACAAATTAAAAGACTTTACAAAACGTATTGATTTATTGAAGGACGGCATAAAAACTGAGGAGGCAACTAAAACGTCTCTCGTCATGCCATTTTTCAACTTACTGGGATATGATGTTTTTAATCCTATGGAATTTTGTCCAGAGTACACTGCAGATGTGGGTATAAAGAAAGGTGAAAAAATAGATTACGCTATTTTAATTGACAATATGCCACAAATTCTTATTGAATGTAAAAGTTGTACTGATTCACTATCCAAATATACATCCCAGCTATTTAGATATTTCGGAACATCTAAAGCTAAATTTGGTATTTTAACTAATGGAATTGTATACAAATTTTATACAGATCTTGAAGAAACAAACAAAATGGATTTGACACCATTTCTTGAAGTAGACTTATCACAGCTTAGAGATGCACAGATAAACGAATTAAAGAAATTTAGCAAAGATAATTTTGATACAGATAAAATATTTAGTACAGCATCTGAATTAAAATATTCAAATCTTATCAAGAATTATTTGTCCAAAGAACTTGAATCTCCATCTGAGGATTTCACTAAACATATACTCACTTATGTTTATGAAGGTCAGCGCACCCAGAAAGTTATTGAAAAGTACCAGCCACTCGTAAAGAAAGCATTTAACTCATTTATCAATGATATTGTTAATCAAAAAATAACTGCAGCCCTAACTCCAGATGATGATCATGTTAATACAGATACGAATAATACTGAAGTTGTTGCAAACTCTGTACCAGACGAGCCAACAAAAGTATCAAAGATTGTAACAACCGAAGAAGAACTACAGGCTTTTTATATTGTACGAGCTATTGCTGCAGAAATTACGGATATTAAGAATATTGCTCATCGTGACACAGAGAGCTACTTTGGCATTCTTTTTGGTGACAACAACAGAAAACCTATATGTCGAGTTAATTTTGATACAAAGCAAAAGCAACTACTCTTACCTGATGAGAACAAAAAATTCACACGTCATTATATTGATAATGTAGATGATATATATAAATTCAAGGATGAATTGCTAAAAATAATAAAGCTCTATTTATAATCTAGAAATATACTCTAAATTGCAATAACAAGTTGGACACTAGCTATGCAGCATCCACTTGATAGATTTTATCTAGTTCTTCTTCGAATAGTTCATCTGCGGTTTTGTATCCCAGAAGCTTTCTCGGAAGGC